TTATATAGCAACAACCATCCAATCTTTCCCCCGATCGTCGTTGTACTTATCTGTCATTTTTTTAGATTTATGCCCAAGTAGTTTTTGCGTATCGACTCCTTGCTCTCGATACAGTCGTTCCGATAACGATCTTTGTTCGTGAAAGGTTGGTGCTGTCTTTTCTTCCCAACTGATACCGCAATTGTTGCGTGATTTCTTAAAAGTCGTTGTCAGCGAACTTACAGATACATTTCCGCCGCGTGTGGCTTGAGATGTTGAATGCCTAAAATGAACCAAATACTTACTGACAACGGCATCGCGGCATACCGCAATTACATCTCTAAGGCTCATATCAATCGCGTTGCATCTGAGGCTCAGTGGGATCGCCAATCTCATGCCTGTCTTTTCTTGGGTTACATGCAACATGTCATCCCAAATATCCGAAAACTTCATCGCGCATATATCTCCGATCCTTTGGCCGGTGACTAATGCTAATAGCATCCCGCTCTTGAGATAGGCTGGGTGGTGATCTGCTTGTGTGAAAATCGCCTGCCACTCCACAAGAGATAATCTCTGTCGTGAGATTTTGTTGTGGGGCTGTCGGGTTGCTTGTGCAGGGTTGTAGCCTGGAGGCACGTGCCCAGCGTGCTGGGCCTCTTTGAATATATCAATCAGAACCATTCGAACGACCTGAGCCATACGGCTGTGTCCATCGGCCTTTACTGGATCGACAATCTCTGAGATATCGAGAGTAGTAATGCTTTTTAAATACTGCATACCACAGTGTTCACGGAACAGACGGACGGGTTTTATTTTCTGCTTGTATGTATTGGGTCTTAATTCCTCGTTTTTAATTCGTTCTTCCTGAATGGTTATATATTTATCAAGCCACTCAGAAACAGTAATGGATTCTCTCGAGCCTTTTAACTGCGCAATTTTGTCATTAATGGACAGGATTTGCCTTGTACGCTGCTCAGCAATAATTACGTTTGCTTCACTAGCGACCTGTTTGGCCTCATCTTCATCGCACCCTAAGCTGTGAAATTTACCGGTGATAGGATGCTTATATTGCCAGTAGACCTTTCCATTACGCTTATCTAATTTCCTATACAGATTCGGTATAGTGATCTTATGCGAGCGTGGACGAGCAGCCATCTGAAATAATCCTTTTTAGCATTGGATTTGCCGTCTTTGAGAGTACAGGTGTTACCAGCATGCCCACATATCGAGCATTGCGGTCAACCATCCACTCTCGACCAATTTTCTGAGCAGGTGGGACGATCATCTGCCCCTTGGCATATTTTTTTAAGATTCTTTCGCTAGGGGCGAGGTCGCCAAATTCCTCTTTTGCCCACTCCAGCAATGGAAGCATTCGCGCCATAGTCATTCCTCGATAGCCAGCCCAATAGCACAGTATGAGCTGGCGGGTAGTTTGGGTACTAATAATCAGTTTTAATGGGATGCCATGTTGCCAGAGTAGGCTATGACCATTTGCTCAGCATCATTCATTGCATCATGCAGTGCATGATGCTTAATAATCTGAAAACATGGCTGGTGGTCCACGATGTAACCTTTTTGGCTGCCAGTTAGCGCATCGATATACGTGCGGACGTCTCGCTTGCCGTTGTATTTCCAAGGGCAGGTCAAACCGCATTGGCGATAAGCATGTTCCAAAATGGAGCCATCAAAATCAGTACCACGAAAATATATCCGGGCATCATTATGCTGAGCGATCCAGCTGGATAAGTTCAGCAGCTGCGTGCTTAATGAATGGCGCTCACCGGCTAAAGCTTCATGAGCATCTTCCCCCTGAGTTTTCCACCAGAACTGATTATCTTTGCCAACAGAACGGCCAGACATAAGCTGATTAAACGTATCGACAAGTGCGTAAAAGGCATATGGAGAATACTCGGCTACATCTAGATCCCTGCTAACTTCAAGAATTGAACTGCGTGTCTTCTCGATGTTTGAGATATCAAAAGCGAAGGCCCCTATAGAAAGGATTAGAGCAGAAGGGCGCACATCCATAGTTTCAATGTCGATCACGATTGAGTTAGTCATTTATCTGCACCTGTGCTGGGAGTTCAAGGTTTGAAATGATCTCTATTACCGAGCTTAGCCTCATGGCCATTGCTGCAGCCTTTTTTGTTGGCGTAGGAAGCTCTTTCAAAATCCAGCTAAGGATTCTGTCTAGTAGTTCTATCTGTTGGCTCAAATCTACAAGCTCAGGCTTTCTTTCTGCATCCTTGGCTTGCAGACGCACTTCATACAACACGTCATATCGAGTAGTGACTTCACGCAATATTGCTGCGGCCTCCGGGTATTGCCCACTCACTAGCTTGGTGCCTGCATGCGCCTGCTTAACGAGTGTCTTTGCTGATAATTCGCTTAACTTCACGATTATTCCTCCACATTTTTTAGGTATGAGTATCTCCGGTGCGAATTAATTAAAATTCACACAAACAGATAGATTTAATTAATTACTCTCCACACATAGAAGGGCTCGGGGCTGAAGGTTTACAAATGTGAGGCCGAGCTCTTCTCTCTGTAGTTTGTAGCGCTCACAAAACCTCATTTATAAGGGTAAAGAACATAAGCTGAACATGATTTGTGTTTACGACATGAATGATATTCACAAAATGTGTTTATCATGTCAAACACAAAATGTGTTTATTTTGTGTGTTTAGCAAATATGAGGCAATTTGAAGGGAAGAAAGATGTGTAAAACCCCAAATCCTTATGAGGAAATTGAGGTTTTATGGGCTAAACCAGTCTCAGTTTTGTCTCGATCGCGACGCCGATAATTTTGCAATTCCCGTTGATTGGAATTAATGGGTATGAGGGATTAAGCCCTTTAAGGTATTTTTGGCCAGCATCGATGATAAGGCGTTTGAAGGTTGCTTCATTTGCATCAGTCAACTTAGCGACAACGAGACTATGGTTAATTGGTTCGCGCCCAGTATCGACCAGCACCAACGTGCCTTCGGGTATACTCAAGCCTGTGGGGGCAGTCATCGAGTCACCTTGAACACGAAGCCAGAAGCCTGTACCAGCAATCTTCGCGTCTGATTCAAACCACTCATCTATTTGGTCAATTGTGTAAGGTTCGCAGGCCTCTGCCCATGCGCCTGCACTTACCCAGCTAATTACTGGGTAGAGATTCCCTCTCTCATATGGCCTAGGATTTGAGACATTGCTAAATCCGGTATCTCCAAATAAGAGCTCAGCAGCACTAACGTCTAAGGCTTTAGCGATTATGACAGCATCATCAGCGCTGATACTACGAGTGCCTAGCTCATAATTGCCTATGCGTGATTGTGATTTCCATCCGCAAAGCTCTGCTAGAGCCTTTTGAGATAGACCCTTTCTTTCCCTCAAATTCTTGAGGCGTTTTGCGATTTCTTCATTTGTGTTCATAGAACTCTATTTATCACATAGCGTGTTAAATGGCTTTCCACGTTTTGTGTTTGCATGCTAAACACAAAACGTGTTTAATGACGGTATTCATACTCACGAAGGATTGACAATGAACAACATTGCATCAGAACGAAAAAAGCTGGGCGTTTCACAAACAACTTTTGCGGCTAAGTGTGGCTGGTCACAGTCTCGGGTGGCTAATTACGAATCAGGGATAAGAGCTCCAGATCTCGAATCGTGCCGAAAAATTGTAATGGCTTTTAACCAACTGGGCTGCGTGGTCACTTTAGACGGGTTGTTTCCACCTAAGAATCATAAGTAACCAGACCAAAAGTAAAACCACAAAAGAGAGACCAACGCTGTGGACAACAAAAACTTTCCAGCTCCGGCAGATATGACGGCAGCAATGCACAAGTTGATCACATCGACACCAGGCGGGTATGAAGCGATGGCGCAACAGCTTTCGCACAACGGTACCCATAACGCGCTGAGTAACCGCGTTCGCCAGATCGGTGGGCAAATGGTGCCGTTCGGGATGGCCATTCAGATGGAGGCATTTTCCGGCCGCACGGATATTACCGAAGCTATGTGCAAACGCGCTGGTGGAGTGTTCGTAAAACTGCCTGACATCGAGCAGGTTGGAAATGAAGAGCTGCTGCACAAGTTTAACGATCTGCTTGCGGCGCTGGGTGATTTTAGCCGAGCACATAACGAGTTCACCCATGATGGCGTGCTTGACCAAGAAGAAAGCAAACGCCTACGTGCTAAAGGGTATCGCGCACAGTCTTTGATAGCTGAGATTTGGGTGATTTCAGAAATGTTGTGGGGAGAGGGTGACGCCAAGAGTATGCAGCTCTTGGCGTCGGGTGCGAAACATTCTTGTGTGGAGAAATAATCGCGTGAGCAATTTAACAGTAAATACTCAGGTGCCGCAACTGCGTTGCTTACCAGCTACAAACGTCCGGCCACCAGCGCCGTTACGGTATGAACGAAGAATAGCAAACCGCTGGGTGCCATGTAACCACAGAAGGGCGGTGGCCATTGTGGGTGTTATAGCAAGAAAGCGGAGGGCGTCATGACACACGGGATTGCTTCTCTTGATCGCTTCTATCGCGACAGGAAAGGGACTGTTGTCCACGTTATCCGTTACGACCGGATTAACCAGAAAGTGATTTATCGCCGTCAGGGCTATGACTTTGAGTGTGCATCGCCGCTCATTCTCTTTCGCTCTCGTTTTGAAAGGATCGATGTATGAGCAACAAGTTATCAGGTTACGTCTGGGACGGTTGCGCAGCTGCGGGGTTAAAACTCTCAGAGGTGGCCATCATGGCTCGTCTGGCAGATTTCAGCAGTGACGAGGGCAAAAGCTGGCCCTCAGTGACCACCATTGCTCGCCAGATTGGCGCGGGTGAAAGCACCGTACGTACAGCGCTAGGTAAACTTGAGAGAGAAGGGTGGGTTAGCCGCCAACAACGCCGAGCAGGTAACCGGAACGCCAGCAATATTTACCAGCTTAATGTTGAGAAACTTCGGCTAGCTGCTCATGCGTCAGAATCTGACCCGTCAAAATCTGACGCCTCAAAATTTGACGGGTCAAAATCCGACGCGTCGAAATCCAGCAAAAAGGGCGGTTTTCACCCGTCAGAATCTGGGGGCGATCCATCAGTAACATCAACACCTGAACCATCAAGTATTAAAACCTTTTGTCAGCCTTCGGCCGACCCTGAGGTGGAAATTACCGATCAGGCCATTCAGGTACTCAAACACCTGAACCAAGTAACCGCATCTCGGTACCAGAATTGCAAATCGTCACTCGATAATATCCGTGGCCGACTGCGTGAAGGGTTCACCACTGACGAGCTGGTGTTGGTTGTGGATTTCAGTGTCGAGCGTTGGGCCAGCAATCCTGATTTTTCAGCGAACCTGAATCCGGTGACGCTGTTTCGCCCAGCAAAATTCCCCGCATATCTCAGTTCGGCGACCAAATGGGTGGCCGCTGGTCGACTGCCAAGATCTCAGTGGCCTACAGGCACGCAAGCAAAACAGCCAGCAAGCTACGTCAATATGGATTTCTCGAAGCAGGAATATTCAGCGCCAACCACTGGCTGGAGAACATGATCATGAAAATTAAAACCGTGCCAGTTATTCGTCGCCATCGCCCAGCACTGGTTCAACTTCATCAGGAAAGAGCTAGACGTTGCGAAGCATCAAAGCAGTGGCGCCGCGCTGAATATGAATGGTCCCGAGTCATTGAGAACTGTGGTACCGAAGAAGATATGGAACACGCAGTGAAATGCCGTAACCAGTGCTCAATTCATTGCCGTGCGACGTATGTAACAGCTGATCCGCGAATGGATTTTGAAACGGTTGTCAGCTTGGAGGTGCTGTCGTGAATATGAATATCAACCCATACTGCGCCGATTTAGCAGCACAACGTGCAGAGTCTGAACACTACCTAAAAGACGTTGGCGATCAGTGGCGTACTCCAGATTCATTGTTTTGGGGCATTAACGCTATGTTCGGGCCAATTACTCTCGATCTGTTTGCTGATGCTGATAATGCCAAATGTGACGCGTACTACACCGCTGAAGATAACGCACTTACTCAGGACTGGTCAGAACGTCTAAAAGAGCTAGGCGGTGCGGCATACGCAAACCCACCGTACAGCCGCGTTAAAGAGTATGAAGGGCAATATGTCACAGGCATGCGCCACATTATCGATCATGCGATGGCTATGCGTGAGAAGGGCGGTCGTTACATCCTCCTGATTAAGGCTGCGACAAGCGAAGTGTGGTGGCCAGAAGAAGCCGATCATGTTGCTTTCATTCGTGGGCGTATCGGCTTTGATCTGCCTGTGTGGTTTAAGCCTGCTGATGAGAAGCAAAAGCCTACCGGCGCGTTTTTTGCTGGAGCGGTGGTCATTCTGGATAAGCAATGGCGTGGACCAGCAATCAGTTATGTCACCCGCGATGATCTAATCACTCGGGGTGATGCATTTCTGGCGCAAGTTCGTCGTATGGCTGAAAAGCTGGTGGCAGCATGAGATTGTTACTGACTGCGTTTCCTCAGTCAGATCTGGGCGTAGTGCTACTGCGCCCCGGTACCGGTCTGATGCATCATTTCAAACAACAGCAACGCCTGTACATTTCTGATGAACCCCGTGCTCTGCGTGAATTGCCAACGGGTGAAATTCCTGCAGAACATCAGACATTAGCCGCAGATCCGCGCCTATCTGCTTTCTGGGCTAATGATCGTGTTTATCGAGCAGCTGGTGGGTTGGATAGTTTGCTCACATGGCTCGATGAGAAGGATGAATGCCAGTGGCATGCGGATTGGCACCATAAAGAGCTAGTGACAACACCCTATGAGGGCAGCGCGGTTCGGCTGTGCTGGAGTTGTGATAATCGTACTCGCACGCATTTCACAGAAGCCATGATGTCGATTGCTATGCAGAACAGGATTGAATGCTTACTCGAGGCCATTCGCATCAAACTGGATCTGAGTGAAGGGCGAGAGATTTCATTTGCTGAGGTGTGCTGGTGGGCGACGCTAAACGGTGTAGCAGACCTTCTTCCTGCGTACGCTATTACTGGGATGGAACTCCCCACCATCGGAGGCACAACGAAAGAGGCGGATATTAACCCGTGGGAGCCAGATCCATTCTCTATTGTTACCGATCTTGTGGAGCAGGTAAAACCCGTTATCAAGCTTTCGGGTGATGAAGCGCCACCAGCGAGCTTTATGTTGAAACCTAAGTTACAGCGGTGGGAGTGTGAGAAATACACGCGGTGGGTAAAAACGCAAAAGTGCTGCGGTTGCAGTAAACCAGCTGACGATCCGCATCATGTGATTAACCACGGGCTCGGTGGCATGGGAACCAAAACGCATGACCTGTTCGTGTTGCCGTTATGCAGACGGTGCCACGACAAGTTGCACAAGGATGTTGGGGCGTGGGAGCAGAAACACGGGGATCAGCGATTCCTATTGATTGAATTTTTAAATTACGCGCTGGGTGTTGGCGCAATTTTCAAAGCGTAACGTGTGGGGAGCGCTGAGTAATGAATTTACAGCATTTAGAGTATGTAAGAAGCTGCGTTTCGCTGGCACTTGCAAACATTGTCGGAGCAACAAAAGGCCAGCTTGATGCGTTTCAGGGAGCGGCATTGGTAAACACGTCACGTTATCCACGTAAGCCAGTGCGCGAAGTTGGCGGGCAGGTTCGCATTGCTGATCCGGTTAAGTGTGCAGAAACTCGAGGCGGTAAGGATATAAGGCCACCAATTGAAGAAATTGTGTTCTGTCTTAGTTCGTGGCGCCGGGCAATATCTACACTTGATGGCCACCAGCTTGGATGGATTCGGTATTGCTATGCGCATGACCTGAACTATGACTATCAAGTCCTGATCACTAAACATGTATGGGACGAGTTCAAAAAGACGTTAGCAGGCAAGCGGATCACAAAGAAAGTGACGTCACGACTTGCACAATTGGTGTGGCTGGCAGTGCAGCAGTATGCCTACACTCGCAGAGCTATGGATGGAGAGCAGCGTAAAGCATGTGAATTAGCGAGCTTGCTGGGGATTGCCCCGGACAATTGGTCAAAACACTATGCTGATCATTGGGCACACTTGATCCTTGAGTGTGAGCGATTAGATGAAGGCGTATTGCGTGATGTAGATAACAAAAGAATTGATGATATCGTGCATTTTAACGACAAAGTTATTGCAAAAGTCAACAAAATGAGCCATATTTAACGTTAATTTGGTATGTTGCCAAAATTACATATAAACCCGCCAAGTGCGGGTTTTTTGAACATGGCATCCAGCCAACAACCATCTATACACTAACTCTACTTCCCTGATGGATGGTAGGAGGCTGTACGGATATTCCTGAATTTGGGAAGTGGTCATCTGTGAATTCAATTTTCAGCACAACTAACATGAGTTCGTCTACTCTGTATGTGGGTAAACTACTTACAGAGAAATGCGATGGAACTACTGCTTAACGAAGCTGTATATGATTTGTGGGTTAGAGCTACTTGTTTTGCTGACGATGACCTGATTGATGAAGCTGACATCGTTGATTATATTTTTGATAATCGACCGAAAAAGTATCCCTGTGTTGCTTACTTGGGGCCGGTACAGAGCCCAACAGAATCATTCAACATTCAGTTCATCTACGGTGAACAGATCACAGAATGGGCGAAGCGTTTCTCCCTGTAATATCTTAGTCAACGAAAAATGCCTGCTAACGGATGATTTTACCATTGCTTGGGAAATAAATGATCGTTTGGGAGTAACGTAGATTGATTGAATAGAATCTACTTATAAGTTACGTTTATACATGCCGTGGATCTCGGCTAGTTTGTGAGAGAAGTGGACGGGAGGATTTTCCACGGCATTCAGCACATCAGTCAGCGAAGAAGGGTAAACCGGAGCGTTTGATGTGCTGAACAACTGCATGAGTACTGAGTTGGTATTCATCTAGGAATCAACGTGGGGTGGCTACCCAGTGCTCATGACAGTTGTGGTTGATGGTGAACTCCTACATTGATAACTGCCTGTAATTAGACTTCCCTTACTATTTGGGCATGTCTTGGTGCTCTAATAATTCATGATTAGGCAAAATAGATATGCTCACTGAAGGCTCAGTGTCTCCATGACTATGAGTATCAATCACAATATTCCAAATCCCATCGTATGGAACTTCGACAATGGCCGGGAAATTGGTAAAAAAACCACCATGATAGTCGGCCCAGCTATCTCTACAAAACTTGTCGAAATACTTTTCATTAATCAAAAGAATTTTTGCAGGCTCTGAGCAAACCACTTTTACATAGCTGTTGGCAATAAGAAACAATCGACTATTTTTCATTCGATGGAACTCCACACGTAATAAAAAAGAAACCTCTCACCCCCGTAATTTCAGATGAGAGGGGCCATAGGCCAACACCAGGGAAAAGCGATGCTAATGTATAATCAAACGCAGTTAGTAATTGATACCCTAGGATGAATCGCAACTTATTGATTTAGATCTATTTATTTTATGATGAGTATTTGTTTTTCTTATTACATCATAATTAACTCTAATGCTTCATGTTAAGTAATTGAAAATGATCTTTTTTTCAAAGGTATTGCTTTTGTCTTATATTTATCAGGATGAGATGATTCTTGGTTCATATATATTAGTAATTAGAAATTAAGTCACTGCGTTTTTTAAAAGTTAAACCTTTTTTAATAGAATATGGTCCTAATATCGTAATCATCTTTTAAAGGTCCCCTCTGGGGGGGCTTTTTTATTTCTAGCGTCCAGCCAACAACCATCCACACATTAAACACTTTCTAGCTGAGAGTGGTTTTACGGCTGGGCGCTATTCACTAAATAACCCTGCCTCGCTGGTGGAGGTGAAGGATGAAAAGAATGTACACACGTGCTGCCGATAACACCTTGCTCGCCGGTGGGCTTTCGTCATGGCTATTCAGCCTGATTAATTACTTCTCACCTAATGAGTGGATGATTGTCGGCATCATTGTTGGCATTTTTTGCACTCTGGCTGGCCTTATTTCGGGGATTTATTTCCGCTGCCGTCGTGAGCGCTTATTACGTGAATGGATTCAAAGCCGTCAGGTGATAGCTGCTGCGCTGGTGAATGAAGAGCTGGAAATGCTGGAGCGTGATTGATGGGGACTAAAACAAAACTTAGCGCTGCAGTTCTGGCATTAGTTCTCGGCGGAGCCACAGCAGATAAAATCCTCGACCAGTTTCTCGATGAGAAAGAGGGCGTTCGAACTATTGCGTATCAGGATGGACGTGACATTTGGACGATATGCCGTGGTTTGACGCATATTGAAGGGAGACCAGTCACTCGAGGGCTGAAACTTTCATACAGCCAGTGCAAGCGCTACGACGCTGTAGAGCGTGATAAAGCCATCGCATGGGTTAAGCGAAATGTGACTGTGCCACTTTCCGAGCCAGCCATCGCGGGTATCGCTTCTTTTTGCCCTTACAACATTGGCCCAGCCAAATGCTTTCCCTCAACGTTCTATAAGAAGTTGAATGCTGGTGATCGCATTGGTGCTTGCGCTGAGATAAAGCGCTGGATATTCGACGGCGGTAGAGATTGTCGGATTAAAGAAAATAATTGCGCGGGGCAGCCGGTGCGGAGAGGGCAAGAGTCGGAGCTTACCTGTTGGGATATAGACCAATGAATATAAATTTCAGTTGGCGAATGATGGCAATAGGATTGTTGCTGGTGGCGTTGGTCGTCTCTGGGAGAATAGCTGACCATTACCGCGTTAAATACCATCAGATTGATAAAGACCGCATTGCTGCTGAACAGTTAGCCCGTGAACGCCAATCCACCATTAATGATATGGCTCACCGTCAGCAGCTTAATGCGGCTTTGGACGCGAAGTATATGCAGGAGTTAGTAAATGCTAAGTCACAAATTGAAACTCTTCGTGTTGACCTTAACACTGGTGCTAAGCGGCTGCGCATCGCGGCCAGTTGTCCAAAACTGCCAGAAACCACCGCCGCCACCGGCAAGCCTGATGCAACTAGCCCCCGACTTAATGACTCCGCTGAACGGGATTATCTCAGTCTCGTCGAACGGATCAGACAATCCGAAACAATGATTAATGGGTTACAAGATTACGTTAGAACTCAGTGCAATTAAGACAGACACTGGTGATTAATGGTACACGAAAAGAGCTTATAATTAATGCCTTATCACATCGCAAGCCGGACTATGCATGCACTGCAATTTTTCTCTAACCTCAAACCTCTTATACATAGATTTAAGCGTGTGCCTGTTTTCTTTGGGAATACTCATATCACAGTTAGAAACTGAGAAAACAAGTAACACTGAAGCAGCAGTAAGAAAAGTAGTGTTCAACTTTCGTGTCCTTGTTTTAATATTTATGCAAATGATAGCATTTCTAAATATTTATTAAACAGATTGCATATAATTATTTTTTAGCCTCAGTACTTGCTAAGTTTATTTTACATCTGAATTGCATTGTGCATTCCAGAACCACACAGAAGTGTATTCTTAGTAAATTGTTAGCATGAGTATTATTTCAATTGCTGGCAATTGTAATAAGGGAGAAGTGACAGCTTTGGCGTTCATCACTTTGGAGGTAATTAAAATTTTCTATAGATATAGATATTAATTAACAGAGGGTGACTGCGCATGAGTGCACAGCTATCAGGCTTACCTAATTTTATGACACGGAGAATGAAGCGAAAGCATGAATGGTATGAATACGATTAACTCAATCTTCGTTTTCAAAGATTTAGAGCAAGAGCCCCTAAATGAGGGGCCAGAGATTACTTTCTACCAAGTAAGTAGCCTAGAATTAGACCAATACCAGCTGAAATAGCTACCGAAGCAAGAGGGTTTGTTTCTACTTGCTGTTTCGCTGTATCCACCACGTCAGATGCAGCACCTAAACCTTTACCGTAAATTTGTCGAGCCTGCCCCTCTAATCTATGTTCATGCGAATTGGTAGCTTCACCATAGGACTCTTCTACATGACCGGCCGCTTCATTTGCTACACCTTTAGCTTTCTCAAACAAACCCATAAATTGCCTCCTTATAAAATAAAAACGACTTATTCAGCATAGAAGAGAATGTTGAATCCTGCAGGGCTAAGGCTATAGCAATATCAAATAATTCCTTAACCATTTGATTTTATTTAATTATATTGTTATGGCTATTTATGTCCATTACCACAAAAGAGGCTTGTTGATTTAAATTTTTGTTAGTAGTGTGGTTGCTAAATCAGGTTACAACGTTGCATCTATTTCTAAAAAATGGTGAGTCAAATATTCAATCATAAAATGAAAAAATAAACTATTTATCAAATGATAACGTTAAAAGCTTTATGTGGTTCCGTTTCCGAATTCGGAGTGTAAATGGAAATGTCATCATCAAATGTGAGCAGCGCTAAGTGAAATGGGGGTGCTCAGTCACGTTAGAGTCATTTATCATATCGTTCAGCCCTTTTACATATACCTCGCCACATGTTTAACAAATTACATGCAATTGTTAATATATTGTAATATGTTCTGTTCTTGCAGCATATCCTGTAATGATTGGAAATGGGTGGGTTTTGAATTGGTTGTACTAAAGATTTTATCCTATAAAAGTGAAGTTTTAGAGATAAATGAAGCGCTTAGGAAAGAGCCTGAAAGCTGCAACATAGCGCCATTCATCGTCCATAAGAGACTGATAGGAAGCAGTGAATTTATTAGCTTCATTTGTAGAGATAGTAAACATCTGCTTGGTTATGTTATTTGCTGCGGCATTGATACCGACAATGGAACGATGTTAGAAATCTCCAAACTTTATATTTTTAATAAATTTCGAGGTGAGGGGTATGGATCGGAGGTCGTCTCTCAGATCATATCTTTGGCTATGGAAATGAATATCGCTAGTATTTTTGCTGAGCCACTTGATGATGCAGCGAAAGCATTTTGGTCTAAAACAAGGCTTTTTTACTCATATGAAATTAATCGATTTGAGCTTAATTTATCATTTTAAAAGATTCAGTAATTGATAACCGCCTACGGGCGGCTTTTTATGGGTCCTTTCTAGCATCTAAATACACCGAGGGGCGGTAGACGCGCGAAATATCGCTATTTATGAGCTTTTTTGGAGAGTTGGTTGTTGTTTCGTTGTTCCCCCTCAGGCCTTGTCCCGCGCGCATTTCGTAAAAAAACATAACAACTAACACCAACCTGAGGAGGTGATCCATGACCGTCTGCCTCAATAAGCGAGATATGGCGGCGAGTCTCGGGATTTCTGTTCAGGCATTTGATAAATGGGGTGTCACGCCCACCGAACGCCGTGGTCGCGAAGTGCTCTACGATGTGCGTACTGTTTTGGAAAACCGGCTCGAGCATCAGAGCCACAAACAACCGGCTGCTGAGGATGATCCCGCGGTCAATATTGATTTTGAGCGTTGGCGACTAACAAAAGCGCAAGCTGACGCTCAAGAGCTAAAGAATGCAAAAGATATGGCGGAAGTGGTAGAGACTGCCTTTTGTGTTTTTGTCCTCTCCCGTGTTGCCGCCGAAATCGCTGGTATTTTAGATGGTATTCCTCTTTCCATGCAGCGTCGTTTCCCTGAGTTAGAGAATAGGCATATCGAGTTTTTAAAGCGCGATGTGGTCAAAGCGATGAATAAAGCCGCGGCAACAGGGGAGTTAGTGCCGGAGCTGTTGAATGAATATATCGAGCAAACAAATTCGTAGTTTGCAGCAAACGGTCTCAGCAGGATTACGTGTTCTGTTTCGTCCCGTGCCGGTGTGCGCCGTGGAGTGGGCCAACGAAAATTACTACCTCCCAAAAGAGTCTTCGTACCAAGAAGGGCGCTGGGAAACGTTGCCGTTTCAGGTGGCGATCATGAACGCCATGGGCAGCGATGATATCCGAGAAGTGAATCTTATTAAGTCAGCACGTGTTGGTTACTCCAAGATGCTGCTGGGTGTTATCAGCTACTTCATTGAGCATAAACAGCGCAACGGGCTTATTTGGCAACCCACCGATAGCGACGCTGAGAACTTCATGAAATCGCATATTGAACCGACGATCCGTGATGTGCCCGGACTACTTGCGCTAGCGCCGTGGTATGGCAAAAAGAACCGAGATAATACGCTTTCGATGAAGCGCTTTTCCAATGGGCGTGGCTTCTGGTGTTTAGGCGGCAAAGCGGCGAAGAACTACCGTGAAAAGTCAGTTGATTTTGTTAGTTACGACGAGCTGGCAGCTTTCGATGAAGACATCGAGAAAGAGGGCTCACCCACCTTTCTGGGTGATAAGCGTATTGAGGGCTCGGTTTGGCCTAAATCGATCCGTGGCTCAACACCAAAAATTAAAGGCATCTGCCAGATAGAGCGCGCGGCGCGAGAGTCTGAGCATTTGATGCGTTACCACATTAAATGTCCACACTGCGGTGGTGAACAGTTTCTCAAGTGGGGAGACAAAGAAACCCCGTGTGGCTTCAAATGGGAAGCAGGACAACCCAAGAGTGTCTATTACCTGTGCGAGCACAATGCCTGCGTTATTCATCAGAACGAAGTGAATTTTGCTGATGGACGGTACATCTGCGAGACCACTGGCATGACCACAACGGACGGTTTGCGATGGTTTAGCTCCACAGGGACGGAGATTGACCCGCCTGATTCGGTGTCCTTCCACATTTGGACCGCGTACAGCCCATTCACCACGTGGGTACAAATGGTGAAAGAGTTTCGTAAGACTTTGGGGGATCCGGGAAAGCGTAAAACCTTTGTGAATACGACGCTGGGGGAGACGTGGTCGGAGGATATTGGCGATCGCCTCGATGCCGAGGTATTGCATGAACGCGCTGAGTTTTATCCTGCACAGGTCCCTGAACGTGCTGTCTATCTTACGATGGGGATCGACTCCCAACGCGACCGTTACGAGTGCCGAGTATGGGGATGGGGGCCGGATGAAGAGGCTTTTCTTATCGATCGCATCATTGTCATGGGGCGGCATGACGAAGAGGAAACCTTGTTACGTGTGGATGCGGCGATAGCGCGGCAATACACCCGAAAGGATGGCTCGTTAGTCAGTATTGGGCGTATTTGTTGGGACTCTGGTGGTATTGACCCCAGCATTGTCTATAAGCGTTCGAAGAGGCTCGGTCTATTTCGCGTCATTCCCATCAAGGGAGCAAGCGTATATGGCAAGCCAGTGGCCAATATGCCACGTAAGAAAAATAAAGATGGCGTGTTTCTCACGGAAATTGGCACTGATACGGCGAAGGAAGTGATTTATTCCCGCTTTAAGATTGCGCCTGCCGAAAGTGAATCGGGTGCGGGCGTGGTCCATTTTCCAAATAACCCTGATGTTTTTGATCTGATTGAAGCCCAGCAATTAACCGCTGAAGAGCTGGTGGAAAAATACGAAAACGGCAAGGTGAAGCTCATGTGGGATGCTAAAAAACGACGCAATGAGGCGCTGGACTGTTTTGTTTATGCGCTGGCGGCACTGCGCATCAGCGTATCGCGTTGGCAATTAGACCTGAATGCGCTTTGGGAGGCACAGCAGTCGCCGACAACACTAAAGACCCCGTCTAAAGATTTAGCCGCTTTAGCCGCAAGCCTAGGAGGATGATGTGAGCCTTGAAAATGATTTGGCAGCGGCACAGCGTGCGCTGCATGACTTACTGATTGGGAAACGTGTGGTTTCCGTGCAAAAAGACGGGCGTAAAGTCGATTTTACTTCCGCTTCTCTCGATCAATTACAAAATTATATCGACAACTTAAAAGGCCAGTTGGGGCAATATTCCCGGCGCCGTCCGCCGTCTGGGGTGGTGCTATGAATCCATCAGCACCGGAACTGTTGGGGCCGGATGGCCACACGGCGCTACGTGAATATGCCGGATACCATGGGGGCGGTAGTGGCTTTGGGGGGCAGCTCGCGAAGTGGATCCCACAAACTGAAAGTGTCGATGCCGCATTATTACCTACGTTAGAACGCGGCAACGCACGTGCTGATGATTTGGTGCGCAATAATGGATTTGCGGCTAATGGCGTTCAGCTACACCAGGATCATATCGTCGGATCGTTTTTTCGTTTGAGCCATCGTCCAAACTGGCGTTATCTCGGTATTGATGAGCAAGATGCGCGAGCGTTTTCGGATGAGGTTGAAGCCGCATGGCGAGAATATGCCGAAGACTATAACTGTTGCTTGGATGTTGAGCGCAAACGCACCTTTACCATGATGATCCGCGAAGGCGTGGCCATGCATGCTTTTAATGGTGAGTTGGGCGTACAGCCGTGCTGGAGTGAGAGCCATGGCGACTTATTCCGTACACGTTTTAAGATGGTTAGCCCCAAACGTATCAGTAATCCTTATAACGGAACCGATACGCAGCAGCGTCGCGCAGGGGTAGAAATTGATCGCCATGGTGCCGCGGTAGCTTATTGGGTGAGTGAGGACAGTTATCCTCATTTTGGGACACAGAAATGGGTCCGTATTCCCCGTGAGATGCCGAATGGCCGCCCCAGCATGATCCACATTTTTGAGCCGGTGGAGGATGGGCAAACGCGAGGTGCTAATCAGTTCTACAGCGTGATGGAGCAAATGAAAATGCTCGATACGCTGCAAAACACTCAACTGCAAAGTGCCATCGTAAAAGCCATGTATGCAGCAACCATTGAGTCTGAGTTAGATTCTGAGAAAGCCTTTGAGTTTATCCTCGGTGCTGATAAAGGACCGGGTACAGCCTCCCCGCTCAATCAAATGCTCGAACAGTACCTTGTGTATTACCAAGCGGCACAGGTCAAATTTAACGGGGCTAAAATTCCGCATTTGTTCCCCGGCGATAAGCTCCAATTACAAACCGCCCAGAATGCTGATAACGGTTATTCGGTGTTTGAAAAGTCATTGCTGCGCTATATCGCGGCAGGGCTTGGCGTGTCATACGAACAACTTTCTCGTGATTACAGCCAAGTGAGCTACTCGAGTGCGCGAGCCTCGGCTAACGAGTCGTGGCGCTATTTCTTAGGGCGTCGCAAATTCATTGCCGCACGTCAGGCGAGCCAGATGTTTGGATGTTGGTTAGAAGAAGCGCTGGTGCGGCGTGTGGTCACGATGCCGAAAAATGCCCGTTTCTCCTTCCAAGAGGCTCGCTGCGCATGGGGAAATGCAGAGTGGATTGGTGCAGGGCGTATGGCGATCGATGGGGTGAAGGAGGTGCAAGAATCTATCATGCTTATCGAGGCTGGACTGAGCACTTACGAGAAAGAATGCGGCAAATATGGGGAAGATTATCAGGATATTTTCCGCCAGCAGTGCCGAGAGTCTGAAGAACGCAAAGCGGCGGGCTTAACCCCGCCGGCATGGGTTGCCGATGTCATGCGTGCACAGTCCCAACCATCAGCACAAGAGGAGAAAAATGCAAACGCGTAATTTGCCGCATATTGCCAGTCTTGCCTTTAATGAGCCGCTGTTACTTGAACCCGCCTATGCGCGGGTTTTCTTTTGCGCGCTCGGGCAGGAAATTGGTGCGGGCCGATTGATTGACAGCAGCGGCGCTGTGATTGAATCCGCCCAGATGCCGGAGGTCACGGCTGGATATTTAGGGAGCTCATCGATCGGTACAGATAGAGGCTATGACGTACAGCAAGGTATCGCTCAGCTATCAGTCTCGGGCACGTTGGTGAGCAAAGCCGGATCGTTGCGACCATATTCGGGTATGACGGGCTATAACGGCCTCATCACCCGGATTGAAATGGCGATAGCCGATCCGGATGTTAAGGGCATTTTGCTGGATATGGATACGCCGGGCGGGATGGTGGCGGGGGCCTTTGATGCCGCCGACATGATTGCGCGCTTTCGAGAGCATAAACCTATTTGGGCGTTAGCCAATGATATGCACTGTTCGGCGGGGCAACTCATTGCCAGTTCGTGCAGTCATCGCCTGATAACCCAGACTGCGCGCGTGGGGTCTATCGGGGTCATCATGGCGCACAGCAACTATGCCGGTCAGTTGGAGCAGGCTGGCATAGAAATCACGTTGATTTATAGCGGTAACCATAAAGTGGATGGCAATCCGTATCAAAAATTGCCAGACGCCGTAAGAGAAGATTTTCAGCGTCGTATCGATGCAACCCGCATGCAGTTTGCGCAGAAAGTCTCTGAGCACAGCGGATTATCGTTACAGTCCGTCATGAAAACCGAGGCTCAGGTATTTACTGGTCAGGAAGCTATCGATGTGGGGCTTTCCGATGCATTGGTGATTAATGCCGATGCACTCAATCTGATGGCCGATACGTTAAATACTAAAATTTACCCGACAGGAGGGAGAATGTCCCAAAAAGCAAATGCGACAACCATCGAGGTTGTGGCACAAACGACGAATGATGTGGTGCCGGCAGCATCAAGTGCTAGCGCCACCTTGACCACCGAGCAGTTAAACGCCGCGGTCACCGCTGAACGTGAGCGTATGACGGGGATCTTGGGATGTACAGAGGCCAAAGGACGTGAAGGACTGGCGGCCGAGCTGGCGAATACGCCGGGGATGAGCGTTGCGGATGCGCAGCGTTTGCTGGCGTCGGCGTCAATCAGTGCTCAAGCTCGCACTGATACCGCGCTCGACACCATGATGGCCAGTGCGCCACAGACGTTAGGCACGGGCAGTGCGGCGGCGTTGTCGGATGCCGATGACTTAGACAATATTCCGGTATAAGGACACACAGATGAATCAGGAAAATTTTGAGCATTTCCAACCCCTCGGCAGTAATGACCCTGCCTATACCGGCGTTGGTATGGGGGCAATGACCGCGGATACCCCTGCATTTACGCCACTGATGCTGGATGCAACCAGTAACGCGCTGGTGGTCTGGGATGGCGCGCATGCAGGTCAAGCTATTGGGCTGCTGGCGCTTGATGCTGCGGCAGGGGCTACGACGCTCACGTATTACAAATCAGGCACGTTCCGGATTGATGTAGTGAAGTGGCCTGAGGGGATAAGCGATACCTTGAAATACAACGCATTTGCCGGTACCGCATTGAGCGTGGTGTAACGCCGTAATTATCTGCTCGTTTATTTTAAATTCTCCCAAGCCGCGCCTCGCGCGGTTTTTTTATGAGGAAAAGAAATGCCTGTCTCTCTCTTTTCGACCAGTAAACTGATTGCCGTTACTGAGAAGAAATTCAAGTTCGATCCGTTATTTTTAAGTCTGTTTTTCCGTGAAACCTACGAGTTTGATACCGAAAAAGTGGACCTAACCCAAATCCCCGGAGAAGTCGCCATGGCGGTGTATATCTCCCCAACGATCAACGGAAAAATTGAACGTACTCGCGGTGGTATTCAAACCCAATTTCAGCCGGGATACGTTAAACCTAAGCACGAAATTAACCCGAAAATGCTGCTGCGCCGCCTACCGGGTGAGGATCCGATGTTGCTGCAAGATCCTGCCTATCGCCGTAAACGCCTGATTATGCAAAACCTCAAAGATGAGGAGTTGGCGATTCAGCAGGTGGAAGAAAAACAGGCGGTGGATGGGGTGCTGTTCGGTAAATTCGTGATGAACGGCGAGCAGTTTGACGCGGTGGAAGTGGATATGCAGCGTTCGGCGGCGAACAATATCACCCAAGCGGGAGCCGCTGGTTGGAGCAAGCAAGATAAGGCGACTTATGACCCTACCGCCGATATCGAACAGTATGCTCTCAATGCAGCAGGCGCCATCAATATCATGGTGATGGATCCGAAAGCATGGGCGCTGTTCACCAGCTTTGACAAAGTCCAGAAGAAGCTCGATACCCGTCGCGGCTCGATGGCTTATCTGGAAACCGCGCTCAAAGACCTCAATAAAGTGGTTTCCATTAAAGGGATGTATGGCGATGTGGCCATCGTGGTCTATTCCGGCCAGTACATCGATCCGAAAACCCAGAAGAAAACCAATTTCCTGCCGGATAACACACTGGTGTTGGGCAACACCGAAGCGCGCGGTATTCGTACCTATGGTGCCTTGCAGGATGCCGAGGCGTTAGCGGCGGGTATCACTAAAGCGCGTCGCTATCCTAAAAACTGGATCACCACGGGTGACCCTGCACGTGAGTACACCATGACCCAGTCGGCGCCGCTAATGCTGTTGGCGGATGCGGATGAGTTTGTTGTGGTGACGTTGGCTTAATTCAGGACGGGGCAATCGCCCCGTGTTAGGAGGCAGTATGGCAACACCGAATAAAGATGAGCTGATTGGCCAACTACAGGCGCTGAGTGCACAACTGGAGCGCGATGCTGATATCAGCGGTACCGCGGCAGAATTACAGATGCGTATTCGAGAGGCACAGGACGAGTTGGATGCGCTAAACGACGAGGGTGATGAGTTGATCATCGATGGCCAACATACGCAGAACCTCAGTGATGAATCTGCTCCGATGGAGAACGCATCATGGGTTCGCGCAGTAGCGTGTAAAACCCTGCATGTCCGAGCGCTGCATGCTGAGCGTGATGAGGTGCTAACTCTCATTTATACCGGTGAGTTGCTGCGCGTCGCGGCGGATGAAGCGGATGCATTAGCGGCAGCGGGGCTGGTGACGTTGGTGCAGTGAGGTCCCTATGAGCGAGGCTTTCGATAACCTTTTTGATGAGGCGCTCTGCGGTGCTGACGATGTGATTTTGGACACCATGGGATCGCCTTCCATTCATATTGAAATTAATAGTGAAATGAAACCTATCCTCGCTGTCTTTGATGAGCCTGCCGCGGATGTGAGTCTACGTCATAACGCCGGTGAGATTCAGGACGTAGCGCCCTCACTTTTTGTAAAAACGGTGTTGGTACTGGGGGTCAAGAAAAGAGCACTGGTTCGGGTGGGGGCATCGTCTTTTTGGGTCGTGAAAGTGGGACCTGATGATGGCGGTACCTGCACGATAACACTGGCGCGGGGTGAGCCGGGTAAGCCGGCGGAAGATATCACACAGTGGAGTCGATGAGATGGCAAGAGACAGCCGGTTACGCCGTGACATGTTGGTGGATATTGATACCGGCGCACTCTGGAAAATTGCCAATGGCGTCGGTGCTACACACAAGCAGTACCGCAATGCTTATTCACGTGCGTTGAAACGTACGGCGGTGACATTGCGTAAACAAGCGTTGGCTGATTTAAAAATCGGTTTGGCGCCACGGAGTTTGGCGATGGTGCGTAAACGTCTGCTCTCTTTTCGTATTTCTCGCGGTGCAATGCTCGATGAGGCCAAGCTCTGGTTTGGGTTAAACGCCATCAAGGTCAAAGATCTGAAAGGTCGCGTTCGGGGGCGTATTCGTCCCCATCATGACCGCCGCGATCCGACGACGGGTCGCTATATTGCTGGGCGGCGTAAATCTACGGGCGAGGCGGGGTTTGACCCAAAAGGCTCGATGTTGCAGGCACACACCTTTGCCAACGGCGAAGTCGCGCGTTCGCGGCGTGAAAATCGGCGCACCGTGGTTATCCGTGATCCGGTGACGCGGCGAGCAAAAGAGGCTGAAATCGACATTTATGCTCCGATGCTCGATTACGTGGAAGATAACGCCTTTGCCGATGTGATGGCGATTTTTATGCACCACTTCCAATCCGATATTAAAGGCCGTGTGAAGGCCAAAATCAGTCTATAGGAGGCGCAATGGCTGAGCCTTTATCGATGGCGGCTTATCATGACGCCGTGATCGGGACCTTAAAAGCCCTACCGTGGGTGGCGTATGCGGATACCTATCCCGAGAACACCACGCAGTTGATGACCCCTGCTGTTTACCTTTCCGTGGATGGCTGGGACCCCAAGAGTAATACCAGCGGACAGCCGAGCGTATCGCTTTCGGTATCGCTGTATATCGTGGTCGATCGTGCCAGCGCCACCATCACCAAGCCGGATATTTACATACGTACCGCGGCGGCTGATGTAACCCAGTGGATTGGCGGCCAGCAGTTTGGTTTGCCGCATATCGATGGTGCGGTGTTTGTCTCCGCGGAGCCCGATGCGTTCGACCCGGCTATGGATGACTATCTGGTGTGGCGTATCACCTTTGAGCAGGGCGCCGCCTTTGGTGCAGATCCGTTTGCGCGCGACGGTGTGCCGGTGAAAGGGATATGGCTGGGCAAGGTGCCCGAGGTTGGCGCCGCACACGTAGCCGATTATCGCAAAATCTATGAGGCACCCGATGAGTGATATGGAAGGTGATTTACAGCGCCGTCTTGCCAATATCGTGCGGCGCGGTGTGATTCATTCTACACAGCACGGCAAGATCCCTAAATGCCGCGTCTCAATTGGTGAGCTTATTACCGATTGGCTACCGCTGTGTCAGGGATTTTCAGGGGGCTTTCGCTCTGATGTGAACCCGTGCACGGTGGGGGATGCGGTGACGGTCCTGTCAGAAGGGGGCGATCTGAACAACGGGCGTGTTTTTCCGGGCTGGGCCACTGGTGGTGCACCGGTACCCGAGGGCAGTGAGTCGGAGCATATTACGGTCTACGGTGACGGGACCGAAGTGCGTTATGACCGCGAAGCCCATGCGCTGACCATTACGATTGCCGAAGGAGGTACCTATAAAATTGTCGGCAAAGGGACGCTCGATGGGCCGGTGGAAATTACCAACACGCTGACGGTGCAGGGCGTAACCACGATTAATGCGAATACCACGGTCAAAGGCAATATCGGTGCCACCGGAGAGATCTCGGATGGCAAAGGAAAAATGAGTGGTATCCGCCTGACCTATAACGGCCATACGCACACGGAAACCGACAGCGTTACGAAAGAACCCAATCAGAAAATGTAACCCGCTCCGGCGGGTTTTTTTATGTCAGGAGAAACTATGTCAGAACTTCATGGCGTTGAAACCATTGAACTAACGTCGGGGACGGTGGCGGTGACCACTATCCAGACTGCCGTGATCGGCCTTGTCGGAACGGCCCCAGATGCCTCGGCGGGTACCAACGCCACCGCGACGGTCGGTACCGCGTTGCTCGATAACGTGTTGTCATTTGCAGCCAGTGAACCGGGACGCTTAGGCAATCAATATAAGGTGGTGGCGGTTGCCGCCGTTCCCGACCCTGAAACGCCCGAAGCGGTGGCCTCGTCAGCGGAATATAACGCCGGTGTACTGACGTTGACGCTCGGCTGTGATACCGGTGGTGTCGTGACGGCAAAAGCCAGTGAACTGTCACCGTTGGTTGCCGCGATTGCGGACAGCAAAATCACGCTGGCGGCTACCGAGGCAGAGGGCCTTATTAGCCCGTTTAGCGTCACTCTCACCGGCGGCGAAGATGAGCCTTTCCCGCTCAATACACCGGTGGCGATGGTGGGAACAAGCCAACTGAATAAACTCGGTGCTGCTGGGACGCTTAAGCAAGCTATCACCGATATTAACGATCAGCGTGCGGCGCTCATTATCGTGGTGCGCGTGCCGGTGGTCACGGAGGAAGCCAAACAGCGTGCCGCCGTGCTTGCGGGTATGCAGTCGTGGGCGCAAAGCGAGTCAATCACCGGCTATAAACCGCGGGTGCTGATTGCCACCGGATTTAGTGAAGATGATGCCGTGGGTAAAGGCATAGAGTCGCTGGCCAACAAGCTGCGGGGCGTGGCCTATGTAGATTGTGCATCGATGGCGACCGCGCAGGAGGTGGTGCAGCGTCGCCAGCAATACGGTGCGCGCGTCGAGCTGCTACGTCCGCGTGTGCTGGTCACTAATGCTGCTGGCGAAAACGTCTATATGCCGTATTCGGCACGCGCAGCGGGTCTGCGTGCACGTATCGACGTGGAAAAGGGCTGGTGGTGGAGTAAATCCAATCAGGATATTAACAACATCCTCGGCGTGGAGCAGGTTGACGAGTTTATTTTGGGTGAGCCGAACTGTCAGGCCAACCTGCTGAACATGGAAAATATCAGCACCATTGTGCGCCGTGACGGGTTTAAACACTGGGGCAACCGTCTGTGTACAACCGATCCGCAGTGGCGTTTTGAATCGGTACGCCGCTCGGCGGATGTTATCGAAGACAGCATTCAAGAAACCGTGTTGTTGTATAACGACCGACCGCTCGATCGCGATATTGCCGACGACATTATCGGCACCATCAATGCCTATATGCGCCAGCTCGTTGGCCTCAAAGCGATTTTCGGGGGAAAAGCATGGCTTGATGAAGAGCTCAACACCGCCGAGTCACTGGCCGCAGGCCAGCTGTATATCGATTACGACTTTGGTCCTAAGTCGCCTACCGAGCGCATTACCCTGCGCGTTCGCGTCAATAATAATTATGCCGTTGAGGAGATGACCGCCTAATGGGAAACAAAAGCACAATGCGTGCCTGGTCTTTTTTTGCCAAAGGCCAGCGCATTCAAGGGGCGCACGAATACACGCCGCCGGAGCTGAGTATTCAGGTCGCCAATTTACGTAGCGGTGCCCAAGACGCCCCGACGCCGGTGGATGATGGGATGGAGGCGTTGACCTGTCAGGTGAAGTTCTGGGGGATTGATACCGACGTATTGGCATTGCTGGGCTGTGTAGTGGGGCAAAAGCCACGCTTTACGGCCTATGAAGGTTACATGAGCAACGGCACCGCGCTCGGCACGATTGAAGAGTTTGAGGGGTTTGTGTCCAAAGTGACACGCGATGCTCGCTCGGGCGAATCCTTATCCGAAGTGTCGGTGACGGTCGATCTTGCGCTCAATTACTACAAGCAGACGCTGGAAGGGCGCGAGCTTATCGAGATTGATACCGAACGCTTTACCCGACGCATCAACGGTGTTGATCAGTTGGGTGGACTGGCGGCAAAAATCCGCCTTTAAACCTTAATGTAAACGAATAAACGGCCTCTGGGCCGTTTTTTTATGGAGCCTATTATGTACCCAGCCAATTCAAAAACCATCACCTTGTATACCCCGTTAACCCTTGCCAATGGTTCTCAACTGACCGAGGTGGCAATGCGCGAGCCCACGGTGCGCGACCGTATCACGCGTGAGAAAGACCGTGGAAGCGAAGGGGAAAAAGATGCGCGCATGTTGGCGCTGCTGTGCAGCATGAACGAACAGGACGTGTACGCGTTAACCGCAGCGGATTACCTGCAACTTGAGGAAGCATTCAATGTTTTTATGCTCCCGCCAGACAAGCGCCCGAAAGTGAAATCCGCCAAGGCATAAGGTTTTTAGGGCGTCGCTTGCACTTTGCGATGAGTGACTACCTCGATATGCCGTTTAGCACGTTTAAGGATTTTCTCTTTGATGAAGTGGAGGCGGTAAAACGTGGCCTTAAACCAAAACCTTAAAGCCGTCATCACCTTTGGCGGCAATCTTGATGCCAGTTGGAACCGCTCCACGCAGGGGATCAACAAAGGCATTAAGGATGTTGAAAAACAAACCCAGAAGCTGACCAAGCAACAACAGACGCTGGCGAGTGAAATCAAGAAGAGCAAGCTTGCTGGGAAGGATATCAGCGCGCTTAAACGTGACTATAGCGGTGTCACGAAAGAGATTAAGAAAGCCAGCGCGGCGCAAGAGGCCCTGAATCGTGACCTGAAACGCGCCGAGCAATTTAAACGCGTCCAAGGTTTAGGCAAAGGCGCGTTTGCTAAAGCGGGTAATATCGCCGCGTCCATGTTTCCCGGCGGTTTGGCGCTGGGCGGCGGCGGGCTGATTGCCGGGGCGTTGGGATCACTGATTGCACCTGCTGCCCGTAATGCGCAAACCGCCGAAAAAACGGGGATCGCCAAGAGTTATGGCGTGGGGGTGGAAACCTTTAACGCATGGGACTCGGTGGGCAAGCAATACGGCATGAACGGCGAGAACTTTGGCGATCTGTTTGAAGAGTATCTGCATAAAGCCGGGGAGTACAAACAGAACGGCAAGCAGGGTGGATTGCAGGATGCGTTTGAAACGCTGGGATTTAAAGCCGGTGATCTTGCTGGTCTGAGTGATATAGACCAGTTCAGCAAAATTGTAGAGCGCGCGCTGACCTTAAAAGATCAGTCTAAGGCGTCGTTTGCCCTCGATAGTCTGTTTGGGGGCGAGGCGAGTAAAATGCTGATGCTGCTCAAGCAATCCGGCAAAAGCTATCGCGATTTGATGGACGAACAGAAACGCTATCAGTTGGTCACGGAAGAAGGTGCGAGGGGGGCGGTGGAAGGCAATCGCGCGGTGAGTAACCTGCAGACGGTACTCTCTTCTGCGATGGATGAAATCTCGGGGCAACTCGGCGGACAGCTTTCCCCGCAGATAAAATCGCTGACGGACAATCTGGCGGAGTGGTTTAAAAACGGCGGGATTAGCAAGATAGTCAACTTTATGAAGAACGAGCTTTATCCCGGCGTGCTGACGTTTGGGAACGGCGTGGTCTTCGTGGGCAAGATTATTTATGCCGCGGCGAAAAAACTGTCATGGATGTTGCCGGACGAAAACGAGTCCAAAACCGATGTGCTCACGGCGATCGGTTCGGGTATGCCGATGGAGGTGGCAAAAATCAAAGCCGAGGGGGACGGCTTAGGGGAGTGGTTTGCGCAAAATGTGAATAAACCCGGCATGGAAAAATCATTGCGTGATCAGTGGTCGGGCTCACAGTCCAAACTCGGCGCTATCCCGTTGTTCTGGGATAAAGATCAGGAGGGAAAAGAGCGCCAGCAGCTGCTTGAAAGTGTGGACGGTAAAAGCAGTGATGGCCCGTTCTCGTTTGATTGGGCCACAGAGATGAGCAAAAACACGCCGAAGAGTGACCCAAGTACGGGCACAACACCGGTGGAAAAAGGATTGGGTTTAACCTTTCCTTCGCCTGATGTCGGGCGCGGAACGCCTCTGCCTGAACAGACTCAGGGCCTGCAGTTTTCATTGCCGCCGACGGTTTTACCCGATGCCGTGCAGCGGGTTAATTATACCGATCCGAACACGACATTTCCTGATGCCATACAGTTCGTCAATGACTCCGGCTTAAACTCCCCGCGCCCCGATTTGCTGCCACATACACCTGATGCACCGTTGTTGCCGCGAGAGCCACAGACCCACAGCAATGATAAAGCAGAACCTTCTGGCACACTTGATCCTGAGTCAGCATCATCGTGGCCAACACTCATTCAGCAGATTGAGCGTGTGGACACCGATCAGAAACCCACCGCGATAACGGACAGCCGTCGGCAGGAGCTCAAGATTGAAATCAATGTGAGCAACGAGCAGGAAGGTTCAGCCATTGCTGATGAGGTGATCAACAAAGCGCAAGCGACCGATATTTTTAACGGTAATAACGCCATGTACGACAACGGGGGGCTGTGGTGATGAGCGGTTTTTCAGTGTTAGCGGCGGTTGAACAAAGCGCCTCATCGGTTCAACGCGCGTCCGCTGCCAGCGATCCGCCACGGGTGATGCTGATACTGGGCGGCTTCGAGTTCTCTATCGATGCGTTGACCTACAACGAACTTTCGCGTGAGGCCAGCTGGCGCTGGAGTGCGCAAGAGCGTATCGGACAGGCGGATTTATTGCAGTTTACCGGCAAAGAGCGACGAACGGTCACGCTTCACGGTGAGGCTCATGCTTTTTACCGCAAGGGGGTGGGTGCCATTGATGATTTATACGACTTAGCGGATAAGGCTACCCCGCAGCAGCTGGTGAGCGGGGCGGGTGATGTGCTGGGCTATTGGGTGATTGAGAAATTTAACGACAGCACCTCCAAGTTTCTCCCCGCTGGCACGCCGCGCCACAAAACCTTCTCAATAGGGATACGACATTATGCCGACGACCTATCAAACCCGTGAGGGGGACATGCTGGACGCGATTTGCGCCGCGCATTATGGCTGGCCCAATTTAGGGGATGCGGTAGTGCTGGTACTGGACGCGAATCCGGGTCTTGCGGACCTTGGCGCTGTCTATGGTGCCGGTGTGATGATAACGCTGCCGGATCTGGATACGCCGGTAGCAGCGTCACCCCTTCAACTGTGGGATTAGGCATGAACAGCGTAGAAGAGTACCGGCCTGAGTTTAGCGTGACCGCCGAGGGTAAAGACATCTCTAAAGCGTTACGCCAATGCCTGCAAGAACTGACGCTTACCGACAACGGCGGGGCCACAGGCAAAGCCGATGAGCTACAAATCACGCTGATATCGGAAACCTTACCGCTGCCCAGTAATGGGGCACGACTGCAGCTCGGTTTGGGGTTTAACGGTCAGTTAGAAGATAAGGGCTGGTTTGTGGTCAGCGGTGTCTCGAGCAGTGGTCCACCGCGTAAAGTGGTGATCTATGCCACGGCAGCACCGATGAATGCCCAGAAGCACAGCGGGAACGTGCAAAGCCACAAAACGCGCAGCTGGGATAATTTGACGCTGGGCGACATTGTGAAAACGGTGGCCACCGACAATGGCCTGATCCCGAAAGTCGCTGATAAGCTGGCGGCAATTGCGGTACCGCATCTTGATCAGGTGTCGGAGTCTGATGCCAATCTCTTGACGCGACTGGCTCGGAGTCATAACGCCGTCAGTAAAGCCAGTGGGGGATATTGGTTGTTCTTGGAGCAAGGCGCGGCGTTAACCGCCAGCGGCAAAACCCTTGCCGATGTGACTATCGTCCCGCCTGAGGTATCGAACTGGACTTACAGTGAAGGCCAGCGCGGTTCGACTACGGGAAAGCCGTCGTCCGGCGGAAAAGAGAAGAAGGGCAAGATTGGGGTCAACTACTATGATGAGGATACCGGGCAGACCAAAGTGGCGCAGACCGAGCATGATGGCCCCGATCTCGAAAACCCCTATACCCAATCGCATAAAGCGCAGGCAGACCAGCAGGCCAAGGCGAAAAAGACGCAGGCCAAACGCAACGAGCGGCGGATGAATATCACCGCGCCGTGCCGTCCTCAACACTTACCGTTGACCGCCGAGGCGCGCGTGACTACGCAAGGGTTTGGTCAGCGTGAGGATCGCTCATGGTTGATTGAGTCGATGGTCTATAGCCTAACCAGTGGGGGACTCTCGGTGGCATTTAATTTAGCGACGGATATCAAACCCAAGGCGACAAGCGGTAAGAAAAAGAAAGAGAAGAAGGATAAAACCGGCCCCGAATATTTCGGCAAACAGAAAAACTAGACCCGCTCCGGCGGGTTTTTTTATGGAGGTGAGATGCAGGGTGTAAACGCTCAGACGGGCAAACGACTGGCGGGGAATGCACATCTACGCCAATCCGTTATCGACATTCTCAGCACGCCTAAAAATAGCCGTGTGCTTCTGCGTAATTATGGCAGTGATTTACCTGACCTGATTGATAACCCGCAGGACGAAAGCACGCGGGTGCGCATTGTGGGGGCGACGGCCTCTGCGCTGGCACGCTGGGAACCGCGGTTAACCGTCAAGCGCGTACAGGTGGTGCGTGATGGCGATGGTGTGTTTGAGCTGACCATCGAGGGCATTAACAAAGAGACCGGTCAGCCGGTAACGCTTGAAGGGATAACCATTTATGGCAACAAGTCCTAACCTTATCGATCTCTCCGCAATCCCGGTACCGGATGCCATTCTTGTCCCTGATGCGACGACTATTTTTAACAGTTGGCTCGAGAAGCTCCGCGATCTGGATACGGTCTATGACGCGCTGGTGGAGTCTGATCCGGTCTACAAGCAGGGCGAAGCCAATGCGTATCAAACCATCTTGTTATTGCAGCGTATCAATGATGCGGTGCGTGGCGTGTTGTTGGCCAGTGCGTTGGGCGCGGATTTGGATCAGATTGGCGCCGGATTTAACGTGGCGAGGCAGGTGATAACTCCCGCCCAGCCCGAGGCCATTCCGCCGGTTGACGCCAAGATGGAGGAGGATGAGGCGTATCGGGGACGCATCCAGCTGTCATGGTCACAGCTCAGTACCGCCGGTGCGCGTAACGCTTACCGGTTTTACGCCAAATCCGCCGATCCTGATGTATTGGATGCGGAAGCCTATGGACCCCAAACCCACAATCGTCCCGGCGAGGTGGATGTGTATGTGCTGTCGCGAACGGGAAGCGGTACCGCGCCCCAAACGCTACTCGATACGGTCAGTCATGCATTAAACGAAGATGAAGTTCGGCCGTTAACGGATTACGTGACGGTGCAAAGCGCGGTCCTGAGTGAATACGCCGTGGTGGCCACGTTGGATATTCCCGACGGCCCTGACGCCCAGACGGTGTTGGAGAGTGCAAGAGCAGCACTTGAAACCTACGTGGCACAGGTGCATCGCATTGGCGGCGTAGCACCGCTTTCGGGTATTTACCGCGCCCTGCATCAACCGGGTGTGACTCGTGTTCATTTGGCACAGCCCCCCGCGGATATTGAAGCCAAAACAGGGGCAGCGCCGTATTGCAGCACGGTCACGTTGACCTTATTGGAGGCGGATGATGTTTAAGTCGTTACTCCCGCCTAATGCTAAGTCCGAAGAGCGCGCGATCGAACAGACCAACGGCGAACAAATTCTTGCGCTGCCGGTTCCTATTCGTCATGTCAAAGATCCCGCGACCTGTCCGGCACATTTGCTGCCGTGGCTGGCATGGGAATATGCAGTGGATTACTGGAACCCTGATTGGGACGAGGCACAAAAGCGGCAGGTTATTGCGGACGCGGCCTATGTTCACCAGCACCGAGGAACGGCAGGTGCAGTGCGGCGATCGCTAAGCGCGGTGGGCCTACCCACTACCGTGGTGGAATGGTGGCAAGACCAACCCCGGCAAGACCCGTACACCTTTCGTATTGAGGTCTACAGCACACAGGGGGTGACCGAAGCCTTGTACACGCAGATCCGTAACCTTACCGATCGCGCAAAGAACCTCCGCAGCCACCTGAGCAAAATAGATGTGATCACCGACGTGGGAACAGAAGGACTTTTTTATATTTCAGGTGCTGCGACCGCGCACATTGATATCGATATATTTGCAGGGGAGCCCAATGGCTAACTTTTACAGCATTATCACGAACCGCGGCAAAGAGCTGGAAGCGGAAGCGCTGGCGAGTGGGACGAAAATCACGCTGGTGAAATTTGTCGTCGGTGACGGCAACGGGCAGGCCACGCCGCCAAAGCCAACGCAAACCAAGCTAGTGAACGAGAAATACCGCGGCGACATTGGGGATCTCAGCGTTTCTCCTGATCAATCGACCCAGATGATGGCAAAAATAGTCCTCCCGATCGACGTGGGCGGCTTTACCGTGCGTGAAATCGGGATACTAACTGATGCCGGTGAGCTGTATGCCGTGGCGAACTGTGCTGCAATTGAAAAGCCGGTCGGCGGTGTCAGCGTCAATATGCAGTTTCGTCTGGCGGTGTCAGATACGGCCAATATCACGTTAAATGTCGCGACGGGTGACGGGCTGTTTTTGCGAATCGATCAGAATTTGTCGGAAATCCGCGGGCGCGGAGCACAGGCACAAAAAACAGCGCGCGAATCACTGGCTGTTGTGGATGCGTCAACAAAGCAAAAAGGGTTAGTTCAACTAAACAGTGCCACTAACAGCACCAGTGAAACACAGGCGGCAACACCGGCAGCAGTGAAAGCGGCGAATGATAATGCCAACGGACGCGTACCGAGCGGGCGCAAGGTTAATGGTAAAGCATTAAGTGCTGACATCAACGTGACATCAACGGATATTTTTGACGTTCAGGCTGTTGGTATTGGCGCTAATCAAAACCTGAATAACTTCAAAACACCGGGTATCTATTACCAAACGGCAAACGCTAATAGTTCGCTAGCGCTGAACTATCCTGAAGCGCAGGCTGGTACGTTGCTTGTCTACAAGAACGCGGGTATCACACAAGAATATCGCGTGTATAACAGCAGCCGCATTTATACCCGTAGCCAGTATATGGATGGTGCATGGACGCCGTGGGCTAAACAATACAACTCCTTAAATAAGCCGAATGCCAGCGATGTTGATGCATTACCTATTAGCGGCGGCACGCTTAATGGCAACTTAATCGTAAAAAACCAAATTCAAGTGGGTGGTGTAGGAAATGGCGTATTAAATATTGGTGACAATGATTCAGGGTTGCGCAGTTCTGTCGATGGGCAAGTAGATTTTTGGGCCAATAGTAAAAAGATGGGGTATTGGAACATCAATATTCTGTCGTTCACTGGGCAAATTATTCCAACAAACTACGCTAACTTTGACGCTAAATATCAGTCAAAAGGCGACTATACCCCTGCAGGACAAGCTTACACAAAGGCTGAAAGTGATAATCGATTCCAGCCTAAAGGTAACTATACCCCTGCCGGAGAAGCTTACACCAAGGCGGTAAGTGATGGGCGATTCCAGCCTAAAGGTAACTATACCCCTGCCGGAGAAGCTTACACCAAAGCAGTAAGTGATGGGCGATTCCAACCAAAAGGAAGCTATACCCCAGCGGGGCAAGCATATACAAAAGGGGAGTCTGATGGGCGTTATATTCAAAATATGCGATTAGGAACAGCGGCTACCATAAGCATTGGAGGAAATGGTTCGGTTCCGGGGGGATGTGTTGTGGTTGGCGCTGGTACCGATGATTGGAAACTCAATAGGCTTATCTATAAGCCTATCCAGAGAAATATTAACGGTGTTTGGGCAACAATTTCAGGATAATAGCAACATGGAACTAATTAACTTATTGCAGTATGAGCCTATTATTAAAATGGCTCCGGATGTTCTTTATTTAAAAGATAAGAATGACCAAGATTGGTATGAGTCACAAAAATTATTCTCAGATTCAACTATGAAGATGGGCTGTGATAGTAATGGGGTAATACTTATGGCCTCAGTTGATGTGTCAACGTTATGGCCTGAGGGGCTATCAGTATTTGAGGTTTACCAATCAAATTTACCGAATGAATTTAAGGCAGATGCCAGTTGGCAACTCAAAAATGGAAAGATTGTTAAAAGAGTATTGTCACAAGATGAGGTTGTAGCCTTAGCTGATACCCAGCGCTCGGACATGCTTCGGCATATCTCTGATAGAATACTTCCTTTGCAAGATGCTCTTGAATTAGATGATATATCAAACGATGAATTGATTTTGTTGAGGGAGTTAAAGTCAATTAGAGTTGTATTAAGTAGGCTGGATACATCAAAAGCACCAGATATCAAGTGGCCAGTGCTTCCTGAGTGAAAATTACGATATGAATAG